TCGGTCGTTACCTTGTGGAACTGGCCGTCGCTCTGCAAGATGTAAGCATTGGCATTGGCAGCTGCCTCGTTGGTCAGCCCCTTGTAGGTGGCGCACCATTGGATGCCGCCTGCATCTTCAGTCACTGGCTGGGCTGGTTCGCTATCGATGGTGATACCCGATGCACTGATACTTGTGACATCGCTTTCAGGCACGAAGAGATAAGGCTTGTAGGCCTCGTAGCTTTTTCCCGCTTCAAGGGTTACTTGCTGGAAATATGCCACGTTGCCTTCCACAGAGGTGAGCGTGTATGCCTTTCCTGCTTCCTGCCATGCAAACGGCAGGGTGATGGTGTATGCCTTTCCTGCAGTCATGCCGCGAGTGATGGTGGCACTCTTTGCATAGACGTCAATACCTATAGGCAGGGCTGTGCCGTCGGCAATCTGCACGTCGTCGCAGGTCCATGCTCCGTTCTCCTTATTATAATAGATATAGTTCGGCAGGCTCTTGTCGGCCTCACGGTAGAGGCGCGGCGCAGCCTCGCCCAGCACCTGTGCCCAGTAGGCGGCATCGGTTCGGCTGTTTTGCAGGAGCAGGGCCACCTCGCCGCTTGCCAATTGCTCGGCGGTCACGTCCGTGCATTTCCATGAATCCCAAGCACCGCTGGTGTCGATGGCGTAACAGTTGTCGGGATATATTTTCCCTAATTCAATCAGATCAAAAAAGTAGTCATTGTTAGTGCCCGCGTAGAGACAGTTGGACATTGTGCAATTGCCGTTTGAGGAATGAATAAATCCAGCCCAAAATCCTTTGTCAGTATCGGTTGTATTCTCGAAGGTGCCCGTCACAATGCAGTCGCTAATCACGTTGTTGTCACCGCTGAGATAGCAGATTAATCCTACGCCAAAGGGGGTGTTATCTCCATTTTCCGTCAGGTTCATCTCGCTGCTGCAATGTGTCAGGGTCAGGTTGTTACCATTAATGACCATGCCCGATAGGTAGCTGTAGGCTGAGGTAATATGTCCCTTGGTGCGCAGATTCTGAATCGTTCCCCCACTCACTTCGAGGAAGGGCGCGATGGAATCTCCCGTCGCCGTCCAATCGACCGTGATGCTGTGGCCGCCGCCGTCGAAGATGCCGCTGTATGGGTTGGAGGATGTACCCACCATCGTAATCTCTGTACCGAGGTCGATATCGGCCGTGAGAGCCGCATTGAGGTCGTTGTATTCTCTGTTCACAAGTGCCGTGAAGGTCTGCCAGTCTTCTTCGGAACTGATCAGAACTCCCTGCGTGGCGTCGATGGCCAGCGGCACGTTCACCGTGTAGCTGATGGAGGTAGTGGTGAGTTTGTTGAACACCGTCTTATGGGCATGAAAACGAAATGTACAATGTAGGGTGAGAGGTTAGAACGCTGGAAACCCCGATAAATAAAGGAGTTACGAGTGGTTGAGGGTCAGACGGCAGGATAAAACGAAATGTGCAAAAGGTTGAATTAGGTTTAATTCTGGTTTAATAATAGGGGCTGTGGGTGTTTAATGGTGTTTAATCTGGATAGGCCAGAGGTTTAATTTACTTGAATTGCTGAGGGCTGTGCATGGCTTTATAGATGGCTGGCGCAGCTCGTTTTTTGTTGGCGGCTGCATGTACGTGTGTGTGCGTATGTGTGGCCGCCTTTTTTGTGGGGTCAGGCAAATGGTCAGAGTAGGGGAGAAAAGCCCTTAGAGAGCCACGACAGCGCGTTTTGCGGGGTAGGGGAGTGATACGGCCAGACGCGACAGGCAAAGAGGGCAGAGAGGGGCAAAAACAGACGCGGGAAAACCGCGCTGCACACTACCAGCGGCAGCAGCTGCACGGCAGGCGTTAAATGGGCGTTAAATGATGGTTAGCGAGGTGTTAAATAGGGTAGGGTCTGAAAAGGTCTGAACGGGTCTGAACGGGTCAAAAAAAGGTGCGGAGTTCGTGTACATTTTGTGCGCATTTTCTTTGTTGGACATACTGTTGGGCATACAGTTGGACATACTTTTACTGCGAGAATACACCCCCTAACTGGCAAAAAGAGGCGCGAAAAACCACGTTTTTTTTGAAAATCGACCCCTTTAATTACCATTAAATGCAATGGATAGAAATATGCGTAAATCCCGATAAACAGGGCATTTAACGGGTGTTTAACGGTATTAGATGCTAAAACTTTTTTTTGAAGTGCAGATAATCACACATGTTTATGACCTTTACCCGACGCGGGCAGCTGTCTCGCTGTGGGCACCTGAAACATCTTTGCCCCCCTCACGTTCAAGCTGCGCAATGCGTTCTTTAAGCTGTCCTATTTCCTGCGCTTGCTGCTTAATGGTGTCTACCAGCTGCATGAACGTGGCAGGGTCTGTTTTTGCCGGAGCTGCTGACCGTTCAGTGCTAAGCATGTCTCCCCTACCCGTCAGCAGCCAGTCAGCAGATAGCTCAGGATAAGCATATAGAATTTTCTCAATACTTTCTGCGGCCATATCTTTACCGCTTTTTTTTGCTTTACCAAGTAAGCCTACAGAAAGTGAAGCTTTAACGGTCATTTGATTATCGTTAATGCCTTGTTTTTCCATGAATAACTGTAAACGCTCTATAAATTTACCCATAACATTGAAATTTTTCTATAATTTCTTTGGTGGTATTGAAATAATTCTATATCTTTGCACCGTCGTTACATCTAACTGCGGCGGCAAAGGTACGAAAAAAGTGCCAAAGAACATTGAAAAAACAGAAGTTTAACATTAAAAGTAAAGGACATGACACGAAAAGAGTTTGAAGAGCGCACAGGCTTACAGGTCAGCGCAGTGGAATTTTGCACCATCAATGACATTTACATGGCAGCTGGTGAAATGGATAAGGACACGTTCTGCAAGGAATGGAAGCAGCACGGTGAAAGCAAGCTGCTGGCAGAGCTGTGGCATAGAGTGAAGCGCGAACATGACATGGGTATGGAGAAAAAAGAGGAATGCGACAAGCTGTACCGTGAACGCTGGGAGATTGTGGACTTTCTGCTGGAACGTGCCCAGAAGTTTGGCGACGAAGAACTGCTGCTTAAGGCCATTGACATGGTAGGTCACGCAGAGGTGATACGCAGAAAGCTGACACTGGAAATGCCCCTTTGGGAGCGTGACCGCGCGTACATTAAAGAGAATTTGAAGTAATAACTACTTAGCAAACAAGTAAAGGATATGAACGTAAGAAAGCAGATTGAGGTCACGAAAGAGACCCGCGAGAAGTTGGAAAAGATGTTTAAGACCAGCCGCATGAACGTGTGGCGTGCTCTTAACTTTGAGTGTGACAGTCCCCTGTGCAAGCGTATCAGGGTAGCCGCCAAACAGAACGGCGGCATCGTGCTTATGATAACGCCAGAGGTTGAGACCATCCACGACGCAGACGGCTACATGCGCCAGTGGTTTGGTAACGGTGCCATGCTGGAAGTAGATAAAAGCAGTGGCCGCGTGGACGTGTACGACCGCCACGGCATCAAGCAAGCCCAGATTGAAAAGAGCTGCACCGTACCACAGCTGTACGATATGCAGAAGTATGCAGCTGCTTTATAAGGAGGTCAGACTATGGAAATGTACGCGAACAAGTTATGTATAAGCTATTCGGAACTGACTAACGGCATAGTTTCTAAGCCGAACGTCGATGCAATGGTTAGGCGTGGTCAGCTTCAACAGGTGCGCCGCGCCTGTTATGGCAACTGTGCGCTGTACGTAGTTGAGAGCCTGCCGCAGAAGTACCGCATAGAGGTTTACAGGCGTTACCCTGACGCACAGGAGAAAGCGGACAGTAAGCCTTTTGTGGAGAGTGTGGAGCCAGACGGTGCCGCCATGCAGTTCTTTGCAGACTATGTGTTGAGTGACGGCAGACACCTGACGACAGACAAACAGCAGGAGTACAGCAACAACAGTGCAATACTTAACGCCTTTAGGCTGTGCATAGAGCGGGCTAACAGCCACCGCATACGCCAGAGTAAGGCGAAAATCAAGCTGTGTGAGTTCTGGGCAAAGGCAGCAGCTGCGCTGCCGCGTCTTTCTGACGCATGGCCAAACAGTCTGCCGCAGAATGCGCGCAGGCTGCACCAGAAGTTTAACGAGTACCAGCAGCAGGGTTATGTGTGCTTTATCAGCAAGAAATGGCAGAATAAGAACGCTGCAAAGGTGTCTGACGCAGAACAGGAGGCCACAATGGCCATGCTGCTGTCACACCATAACAACCTTGACAATGCCATGATAGCAGAGTACTACAACCATGTGGCAAAGGCCAACGGCTGGGAAACGATAGCCGCCAGTACCGTGGGCGTGTGGCGTGAGAAGCTGGAATTAGTGACGGCAGCAGGTCGCAGGGGCGTTACGAACTTCCGCAACGAAAAGGCCATGCAGGTGAAGCGTGTACGTCCTACGGCTGCCTTCCTCATGTGGAGCCTTGACGGCTGGGACGTTGAACTGTTGTACCAGCAGACCGCAGAAGACAAGAAAGGCCACAGAGTGACGACGTACAGCAACAGGCTGACGCTGGAAGTGGTGCTCGACCCGTGCTGTGACTACCCCATAGGCTACGCCATCGGCACGCATGAGACACCGGAACTGATAGCCGCCGCGCTGCGTGACGCTGCAAGGCACAGCAAAGAGCTGACCGGTCAAATGCTAAGAGCCTACCAGCTGCAATGCGACCACTACGCCATTAAGGCAATGACTGAACGCTACGAGGCTATCAGCAAGCACCTGACACCCGCGCGCGTCAAAAACGCTAAGGCAAAGCCGGTGGAGCGTTACTTCCTGCACCTGAATAACGAGTACTGCAAGCGGTGTAACAACTGGTCTGGCTATGGCATTACGAGCGACCCAAAGAAGCAGCCTAACAGTGAAGCCCTGAACATGCTGCGCCACTCATTCCCGACACTGGAACAATGCCAGCAGCAAATCGTGGAAATGATGGAACTTGAACGCAAGCGTAAGCGTTCGCAGTTTATGGAGTTCTACGCTAAGCTGACCGCCGACAAGGTGCTGCCCCTGAGCCGCGAGAACTACCTGTATTATTTCGGAGAGGTGACAGGTCAGACCAACGCCCTGACGGGCAGCGGGCTGCATCCCACGCTGCTGGGTGTGAAGCGTGACTTTGAGTGTTTCGACCTGACGTTCAGACAGCACGCAGGCGAAAAGTGGGCAGTACACTATGACCCGCAGGACATGAGTACGGTGCTGGCCACGAATGCAGACGGCACGCTGCGCTACATGCTGGAGGAGAAATACCAGCAGCACATGGCATTGGGTGACAGGCAGGCTGGCGACGCGCAGCAGCTGGAACGTGTGGCAGGCTTTAACAAGCAGCTGGAAAGCCACGTTATCGGGCAGCTGGGTGCATACGGCGATACGTTCTTGGGCATGGCAGACCGTAACCCACAGCTGGACACCCTGCGCCGTCTGCTGATATGCGACAGCAAAG